CGAGCCCGTGGCGGTTTCGGCTGATTTTCTCGCCGAGGCTCTTGCCGGCGTATGTGATTAGATAGCCGACGCAGGCGGTGAAGATGGTGCCGGTCAGCTCACCGACCGGGTCGCGCCCGAAGGCAGAGAGCAGCAGAGAGCTGGCTGCGCTGAGCGTTGCCACGCTGGCCGCCCAGTATGCGAGCTTTTTGCTTGCCTCGATTTTCTTTTTACGCTTGCGCCGGCGCTTCTTTGCGGCCATGCTGCTCACCTCCTTAGTCGATGATCGCGTGGATCCCCTGACTGGTGAGGAAGTCCTTCTGCGCGTGTTTGATTTTGGCAGCGTAGTCGAGGGCCGCGTGCATATCCCCGTTGCAATGCGCGTCAGGGATGCGCTGCACGGCCCGGGCCGTCGCCTCGCCGAGGGCGATGGCTGCCGACGTGCCCTGAATGGTGATGATCTGGAGATCTTCACGGGCACGTTCTCGGGCCGCTGCCTCTTTCTGTCGTTTGGCCTCCTCGGCCTCCTTTTGCTTCTCGCGCTTCTGGATCCTGTGCTCGAGCATCCAGAAGCAGAAGCCGGTCACGGCCGTCGGGATCCCCATAAGGACGACGAGCGCGCCGATGTTGATTTCGATCATTGTGTCACCTCATAAAAGCCGGAGGGCCGCAGGACGCGGCCCTCCTTGTTGTTTGGCTTACTCCTCGACGTCGTCGAAGTAGCCCATGTCGACGAGATACTTGTGCACGCGGGCCTTCAGCTTCGCGGGGACGTCGTCCTCGGTGATGCGGCCCATGATGATCTCGCCTGCATACAGACGTACCAGCATTTCACGCTCCTCCTTTCCTGCAATTTTTAATAATAGCCACGCGAGGGCCCGGGCGATCATTCGCTCGCCCCTTCCTTCGCGGTGCCAGCGTTTGCGGCTGCCTCGATGGCAGCGATGGCGTCCTCGACCTGCTTGCGCAGCTTCTTCGGGACGTCGTTGATGGTCATGGTGGAGCCTTCGCGGGTCAGCTCCCTGACGTACAGCTCGACGATCTTGCTCATGCTGTTACCTCCCCTCCGTCGCCGTAGACCACGTCGGCCAGCTCCATGATGCAGCCCTTCAGCAGCTCGATGGTGTCAGCCTGCTCGGCGATGGTTTTGTCCTTCTTGGCCTCTGCGGCCTGTTTCTCGTTCAGCTCTTTGATGCTGTCAGCTCTGTGCTTAATCATGCAAAGTTACCTCCGATCGACTGGATGTAGCAGGTCTCCGTAGCAGAGCCGCGGAGCAGCTTGGCCTTAACCTTGACGCCCCACGCTGCGGCCGTCTTGGTCTGGTTGGTGAAATAGTGCTTCTGGCCGGTGCGGGCCTTCTGTGTGATGTCCTCCCACGTCGGGCTCGCGTCGTTGCCGTTGTTGCAGATCCAGACCTGAAGCGTGCAGCCGGCCGGGAAATTGCCCTGAATGTTGACGAGGGCCTTGGTCGGCATGGCGTCGGCCTCCATAGCGAGGGTCTGCTCAAACTCGACGGACGTGACGGCCTTGGTGAAGGTCAGCGTGCGGGTGACGCTGGCGTCCTTGGCGTCGGTCGCCACGATCTTCAGGGTGTGGCTGCCGTTCACGACCTTCAGCCACGCCTCGGAGCCGATCGTCAGCGTGTTGGTATGGCCGAGGGTCACGGTGTAGCTGCGCAGCGTGACGCCGTCCAGCATCTCCACGACGTCGACCTGATGGCCGTCGGCGTCGGTGACGGTGTACTCGTAGGACGGGGCCGCCGTGCTGAAGCTGCCGAGGGCGCCGTCCGTGCCGCTGATGACGGGCGGTCGGTTATTGGTGACGGTGCGGGTGGCGCTGGTGGTGTACGCACTCTCCGCGCCGGCGGCGTCGTATGCCTTGACGCGGTACTGCACGCTCGTCCATCCGTAGGTG